GTTCTGTAGCAGTAAAAAAACCGTGATTGTATATTTGGGCTTTATTACTAATCCAACACCAATATTCAAGCCCGTATAGATTTTCGCTTTCTTTATGACAGGTTTTACATAACATATGTAAATTACATATGTCATCGGAACCTTCTACCGATTTAGCAAGAATATGCGCTCTCTCTAAGTTGGTGTTTGCACTAACTCCACAAGCCATGCAACCTTGATTTATTCTAACACCTTTCTTGTCTTTAATAAGGCAATTAAGATAACTTCTATTTAAAATATGACTTAAAGAACAATTTTCCCAATATTGATAAATCGCATGTGGCTTTGGAGCAATGTTTTTTCGGTGAGTAGTTACTAGTCTACCCATAATATCAATTTCTCCTTTTTCTAAATGTCTTGTATTCAATTTATTCATACTTCCATCTCCCTTGCCTTAAATGCGGCTAATCTAATTGCCTCTCTTGCGCTCGCAGTAATGCTAGCGGCTAGGTCTTTGTTACTCCAACCGAACCCTCTAAAAGCAAGGATTCCGTAGAACGAAGCCATCAATCTCTTGACGGCCATTTGGTTGTTATTCCACTTGACATACTCTTCTTTATCGTCACCATCTCTAGCAACCTTCATCTTCTTCTTGTAGTCGTTTCTCAAGTCCTTGAGAGCCAACAAAGAGCGAGGGAGAAGGCCCAATTCATCAGTCTTGAAGTATAGCATGTTAGGCTCATAGTCCACCGATACAGGGCGTAGATTTTGTGGTGTATTCAAATCAGCACCAAAAGCAGAGGGTATTTCGCTGATGGTTTCAAAACTGATGTTCCTAGCGATAATCATTGAAGGATAGAGGCCCGAAAAGTCAAACGCCGCCACATTAAGATGCAGTACATTCGTACCTTCATCCAATGGATTGTAAATCATAGCACCCGAATAAGACAAAGATGCACCGCACTTTTTACATTCTTTCAGTTGTTTATCTTTAGGATTTTCGTATCCGCAATCATCACACTTCTTTGTTTTCAATCTAACACCTGTCTTACATTTCCAACTAGCATTGTTCATAAAGTAAATACTACCCATGTGGGAAGCATAGAAACAAGACTCAAAAGGAGCCACTAGCAATCTTTGTAAGGATATAATAGCCTCACTGCAATGGTTTTCCTCGTCTATCTTCCTTAGTAATTCTACATCTATGATAGTGTATTGTAAATAAGAATATTTATCTTCTAACCAAGCCCTTGAATAAAACTCATTAGGGTCAGTAAATTTAGTTTCAATATATTTACCTTCACCGAATAGTGTTTTAGAAACATAGTCCAAAGCAAGACTTGGTAGTGTTCCTCTTTGTGCATCATTCCATTGTCGCTCAAAAGCAACATCAAGATTTAAGTTAATCATACCTTTAACGGGTTGTGCAATAGGAGAATAGCCTCCACTTTTAGTAAACTTTAGACCGTCTAGACTTTCTTCTATTCCATCAATAACATTCATTGGAGAAATACTTCTAGGGTCAATTTCATTAGCAATACATCGTCCTAATAGTTTAGGTAGGTCAAACTTAAGACCAAACCAAGCAACCATCATATCGGGTTTTTCTTCCGAAAGAAAAGCAATAAACTTAGTTAGCATTTCCGCTTCGGAAGTACTGTAATCAAGAACGCTAGTATAACCATCTACTGATGGCTTAGTAACTTTAGCAAACGATTCTTTAGGATACCATACCCACACATGGAAGTTTTTAGAGAAGTTATCGTAAAGAGCAATAGCAGTAATCTTACCATCATGTACTCCGCCTTGCATCCATTCCATATCCCAATAATACTTCTTTAGGGTGTACGGTTTCATAACATCTAAAGAATCAACTGCGTAGCGATTAACTAATGAAACATCTGCTTCATATGTCATATCACCTAACTTGGGATGCTTAAATGGCTTCCTAGCACTATCTACATGAGATGGCTTCTCGTAGTAAACTCGCTTTAGTTTAGTACCATCAATAGAAAACCATTCGCCCTTTACATAGGAAAAGTCCCTTCTTAGCATACCTACACTATATTGAGCAGGTTCTCTGTAAGAATCCGGTACATAAAAATAAGGAGCAAAGTCTACTAGTTCTGTAGACAATTCTCCTTGTTGGTTTCTATTAGATGTGTATATTGTATTTTCATAATTAGCAATTATCATTTATATTCCTCGTATATTATTATTCAATGTGAGGTACTCGTACTAAGAATCTATTTTCGTTAGAAAGAAATAGTGGGAAGTCGTCTTTCATAAAGAGAAAGAAATCTTCATCAAAGAATTTATGGATTGGTGCAGAAAAGGCTACAGTAGAACCATCTCCTATTTGTGTTTCCAATTCTAGATTTTTAGCATAGTTCTTAGTAATGTTTCCCGAAGAAATAGTTAGTTGGTTTTCTTTGTGATTCAAAAGGTAAATTCCTGTGTTGATGTTTTCACACATATTGATTGCTTCACTGAATTCTCTGTGATTAATCAAGATACCCGATTCAAATTGGGTCTTGTTAAAGGAAGGTAACTCTCCCGAAACAGGTTCAATAGAAGAAGCAAAGGGTAGTTTCATGCCCATAATAGTATTAATGGAACCGAAATTAGGATGCTCGTTTATCAAAGAAAGAGTCAAAGAAGTATCTTCTGTTTGTATCTGTATTGTGTCGTTCAAATACATGATAACATCTCCATTCATCTTTTTTAAGAAAGGAGACATTTCTTTTGCATTTACACAGAACGGTTTTAGAGTTGGGTCTTCAACCGTACAATCTAAAGTTGAACAAGCAATAAAAGACATATCAGCATTCCAAACTTCTAGTCTTTCTTCTCTGTAAATCATAACTACATGTTTTCCTAGCATATCGGACTTAACACCTGTACCTGTACCATACTTGCCTCTTACCATTAAGTTAGAAAGAGTCTTTTCTAGTGTCTTTGCATCTACTGTAACTCTCATATCTTCATCTCCTTTACGCTATCAATTCCTACCCAATTTACTGAGCCGTCTCTAGCCACTGTTAGGAAGGTGTAATTCTTACCTACTAGGGAAGGGTAGTATTTACTACTTTTAACAGTAGCAACAAACTCTGTTCCTTTAGCAGTGACTCTTTGCTTAGTGCTAATAATAGAATACAATCGTGAATCTAATCTATTCCATATTGGTTGGGGTGGGTCATCTCTAAATGGTGGCTTAGTGTGTGTAATGTATATTTGATGACAATTAAGTTTCAATGATTCTTTCAAAACTTCTCTGTAAGGTTGGTTTCGCTGAAACCATTCTTGTTGTTTTGTAGCCTTCATTTTACGCATTCGGGAATTCTCCATCCCTGTCATGTAAAGAGTACAGTAATCTAACCAAGTATCTACTCCATCCCAAACGAATAGAATAGGTTCTTCCGATGAGGCTATTTCATTTTTTACTATAGCAATGAAAGAACGAATGTTTCCTTGAGTTTGGTAAGGTAGAAACTCACCATCTTCGTCATAGGCCGCAGGATTAAAAATTAGAATTCTATCTGTACTGTTATGATTAGCCTTCCAAGTAGGGACTGCTCCTTCATCACAATCTAAGTAGAATGTCTTCATACCTGTATCCATAGTTATGCCGGATTTTCCTGTCTTTGCATCACCTTCAATACCCAATAGTAAATGGGATTTATTGCTAGTGTTTGTCTTCTTTTGTTCGTTAATTAGCCTTTGAACCAAATCAACATCAATTGCGGTTTGGCTTTCTTTGCTTACTAAATTTTTATTTTGTATCATGTGTATTTCACCTCTTATTATCTTTCCAAGTTTCTAGTAACTTGGTAACTTCTTCTTCTTCGTTAAAAACTAGTCTAACTTCTTTACCTCCAATGTGCATTTTTACATGGAAGTTATTGTCATCCCAATTCTGTTTCATGGTGATAAAATCTACATCTCGTAAATCAACCATCCACTTTCCGTCTTCATAGACAAAGTTTGTACCTTGATATTCAATCATCAGTATTCCTCTCCTGTCCAACGGCAGTAACTAGACATGAACTCTTCAAAGAATTTCATAGTAGTTTTCTGTACGATTGTCCCTCCACTTGAGTAGAGTTTCACGGTGACATAATTATCCGGTTCGTGGTTCCAACTAATGTGTTGGATATTTTCAAACCTAATAAATGCTAAATCTGTTTTTATTGCTTTTCTGTATAGGTTCATTTTAATTCCTCTAAGGATAGGGCTTTGCACCCATCCGAACATCAGTTTGTACCTTTAGTCTATGTTTACACTAAATTCCACTTAATCTGTTGGTATCATAAATTAGTGGGTTTGGAAATCAAAACCAATCTAGGTCTTCCTCCGTAGCCTGTTCAATCTCTACTACTTGACCTCGGCGTTCTTTTACAAGAAGCCCTGTAAGGTTGATAGTAACAGGTTGTAGTCC